TCTCATAACATCTTTAAGTTTCATTTCTTCTACTGATTCTTTCTTGTCTTTCTTTTTACCTTTCTCTTTATAACCACTAGCGAACGCTGCTCTTCTCTGAGCGTCACTCGCGAAACCTTCTTTAGATATTAATTCTTGTATTTCTTCGTTATTTGAGACTTCATTGTATGGAAATCCTTTCAAAGGGTCTTTACCAAATTCATTTGATGATTTAAGTCCCATGACTTTATGAGCTAATTTAACTAATGTATCAACATTAGCTTTGTCCATCTTTTTCTTATTAGCGTCGTTTACTTTATCATATGCTTTTGTTATAACACTAGCTGTAAACATATCTATTGTTACACCATTAACTTTTTTAGCACCTTTAGTTTTAACAATATCTCTCATACCATCCATGGCTGAGGCTTCTGATATTGATTGTTCTACAACAGCTTTATCTTTTGTATAACCCATCTTCTTCGCTTGTTGTTGATAGCGAGTTTGAGCAGGTTGTTTCTTAGTGACTTCTTCGATAGCTTTTCGAAGGTCTTTAAAGTCTGTGACTACTGTTGTATTTTTCATAATATTAGTTTGAGTTGATTGATACGCCTACACCCATAACTGCTGCGTTAGCTGCAAATATTTGGTCGGAAGGGTCTTTTTGAATAATAGCTTCTTGTTGGCCATCTAATGTAAATGTACCTATATCTGTACCACCAGATTGTTCTAATGTTACTAAATATTCTGTACCGACAGCTGCTGTATTGAACAATCGGACATATCTACTCTTGCCAAAATTAGACGCTGCACCTGTACTAGTTCCACAAGCGGCTTCTGTTGTTATTGGTTTCCATGGAAATGACATTTTTTAATTCTCCGTTATTGTAATGTATTTATATCTTTAGAATTTTCTACTTTTAAATTCCGTCGTGTTCTCGATTCGCTTCCATTAGTTCTTGTTCTATTCTCTGAACATCACCATCAGCTTCATATAGTGTTCTCCACTCCCATATTAATGAGTCAAAAGCTGTATTTGTTTCTCTATTGGCTGTCGGAAATGTGTCTGTTTGTTTATTTTTTGGTATTAAAAATTGATGTTTTTGTGATCCTAATTTTGTCGAATTATCCCAATCATATTCTTTAATATTATATGTAGGTTCAGCGTCATCAAAGTTTTCTCTAACTAATCTATCTTTCATAGCTATTGGTTCTTTGTAACACTCAATATCTATGTCTATAGCGTAAGCCACATCCATAGCATTTCTTAAAATTGTTTCTTTATGTCTTATCGTAATCATATCTTAACAACACTCATCTTGATTAGTATACATTATAGATTTAATAGCAGTGTAAAAATTAATTGTTCTAACTCTCTTACCTACAGGTGTAATATTAAATCCATGTCTATACACTTTTACAAGACTAGCACCACTTGGTATACACTCACCTATAAAACTACCATAATAATTATATCCTATTTTTGAATTTGTTGATGATGTGTTACCACTAGATGCAGTAAGACCTGTAGTATTAAAACCCACACTTCCAATGATACCACCAGCTCCAGTACTATGTATAGAAGTAATAGTTTGTGAAACACTAGTAGCACCTGTACCTACACCAGCTAGTCTAGCTAATTCTTGAGTTCCACCAACACCAGTACCTTCTCTATAATGATGTTGAAGTGAACCATGTGAACCTTCGTCAGCATAGAATACAAGATCATTACCACTTCTTTGAACCCAAATTCTAATTGATGTTAACAAAGCTACTATACAACTACCTGAAACACTTGTTTGATGTTGATATGATTCAACTTCTGTAGCTACATTACTACTAGCTGAACTGAATTGAATACCGTCTTGGCCAAAAGATTTAAATTCACTTACTTCATCAGGTCCTGACGCTAGATTCATATTGTCAGCAACAGTAGCATCAGCTGTAGTTAGAGTTAAATTATCAGTCAATGTATATGTCTGTCTACTGTTCGCTGGGTCTAATACTATTTGTTTTCTACATAAATCTGAAAGACTTAAATTAGTATTAGATAATCCTACTTCTGTAGCAATTGTACTGAAACTTATGTTACTTGTTCCTATTGTCATTTGAAATACTCGTTAAATTTTTGTATTGTATTATTATTTATGTCTTCTTTAAGACCTGAATGTCGGACCGAATCGTAACCTCGTTTAACAGCGGCTACCCATTCTAGAGCTTTTGTATTTGGTTTTCTAGCCCATGTTGTTAATGTACCAGCAACTTTAATATCTATCGGTCCACCGTTATTTTCTACTTCATGAAAGTCTCTTTTCATTTTACTCTTTAACATTTTTCTAACACCTTGAGCGGCTTTATGTGAAGCTATTACAATTTTCTCTGGTATAGTTCTACTTCTTTCACTATTTCTTTGTAACGCTACATCTAAATCTGTCTGTATGAAAATACATTTAACATCATATCCAGCAGATGTTAGTTCTCTCCATATCTTAAATGTCTTACCTTGATCGCCTGATGTTGAATCTAGTATAATACCCATCCTCGCACCAATCAATGACTTATATCTTTTATCAGTTAAACCTTTAGCGGCCATTCTAGCTGCTTCTCTTTCTTCTGTTTCATTATCTGGCATCTTTAATGAAAGACCTTTTCTTTTCATCAACAACTCAAAAAAATTATCTGAGTTAACAACTACAAGACCTAAAGTTTTAAGTCCAAGTTTCTTAGCTACATAAGATTTACCACTACCAGGTCCACCTGCTAGAATAATAGCTTTGAATATACCAGGGTCGTTAACACCCTCGTCTATATCAAGTACTAAATCGTCTTCTTTATATTTAAGATAGTCCATGTTTTCTCTTAGCCATGTTCATAGCTGTCGCGTGCATTACTTCATCAGCTCGATCACCATATCGTTTTTTAAAATCATCTCGTTCTTTTTTTAATTCTTTATAAAACTTTTCTTTGTCTACCATTACTTTCTTCGGTACTTCTTCTTCGTTTCTGTTTTTTATATGATGTGTAATACTCTTATGTCTTTGAACATAGTCTTTAATCTCTTGACCTGGTGTAAAATCTTGAGCGTACTCTCTACCACTATCTGTACCCCACTCATGTTTTTGTGGATTATATATCTCATACATAAAGTCTGGAAAGTCTTCACTAATACCCATACCTTTCTGAACAGCTTTGTATAATTGTTTACCGAGTTTATATCTAGGAGGTAATGAATTTATAAATGTTTCTTTATCACCAACAGAAACTAATTGTCTCATTTTAGATGCTGACATACCATCAACATCAGCTGAATCTGGATCTCTCTCACCAGCTGATACTACTTTAATAGTTTTAAAATCATAGAATCCATGTCTAGCTTTTACACCATTGTATTTTTTCAATAAATTATCAAACTCACGAATTCTATCTGAACCGACTACCATTTGTATATGTTCATATCCTTGATTATGTAAATCAGTTACAACATCAAATACAGTTCTAGCTACAGTATCTTCTACATCAATACCTTTTGGTAACATAGCACCCATGTATTTTCTAATCTGAGCGTTTGTTAATGGATTCTTTTGTTTGTCTGTAGTATGTGAAGTATATATTTTTATATCATGACCTTTAGATACTTGTTTCATCTTTTTAGCCAACTTCATGTGTCCTACTGTAGGCGGATTAAAACGACCAAAAGTGAATGTTACACCCTTGTCTTTACCTTCTGTTAATTGTTTAAATAATTTCATTTTTTTATCTTTAACACTAATTTAGTTTTACCTTTTATAACTCTATGATACATATCTTTAGGTATACTAAATTTTCTACCTTCTGTCAATTCAAATGGTAAACTACCATTGAACTGAAACTGCCAACCTTCACCTTCTAATACTTCAACTTTTCTATCTTCTTTATCACGATGCCAAACTAATTCTTCACTATTTACATTAGGCTCGAATAATCTCAAGATACCTATATCTGTATATGGTTTACCAGAAGAAATTTCCACCACCTGTTAATCCTAAGTCTTTAGCATAGTATGGAAGTCTACAACTCCAATATCTAGCTGATAATTTATCATTAGCTGTATCACAATTATGTCTGTTCGCAAAGTTCTTTCTAGCTTTGGGATCGTCTAATTTAACTGAAAGACTACTACCACCATCTTTAGCACCGAAAGAAACTTTCTTTACTTTATCACCGTCTTTAACATAAACATAAAACTTTTTAGAACCACCTCTCTTAGGTTTGTTGATTTCTTTATCATCATCTTCTGATACTTCAACCATAGGTCTTTCTAATGGTACATGCTTACCTTCATACTTACCAAAATCTATATGTTCTAAGAATGTTTTCATTTTCCTCTTACCTTATCTGCCAAGTCTTTATCAGCTTTACCCCATGTACCTTTACCTTTTGTAATAAAAGAATTAACACGAGCATGTCCCCATTGAACAGCTGTTGTACCTGGTCTATGACCTGTTTGCCAAGCTTTAACACCTCGTTTAAATACTTGTTTGAGTATTCCAACAGGTATACCAGATTTCTTTGACTTATCATTAAGTGATTTATCGGCATCACCTTCACCAAATAACTTTCTAAACTTTAATGTATGTTTACTTGGTTTAGTCTTAACTTGTTTACCATCATCATCTTTATCACCTGGTGCTGGACCTTTACCACCTTTTTTAAAGTGTTTAGCTCTAGCATCTTTATCTTTTTTACTCAACCCTTTATAGTATTTCTTTGGTTGTGTACCTGGTTCATCACCTACATGAGGATCTTGTGGTTGTTTTCTTTCTTTCATAGTACTATTTATCCCAATTCTTAGCTACAGTAAAGTTATTAAAACTAAATTCTAGTTTGTCTACTATTTTAACAGCCTCACCTGATTTGTCAATAGCTACATAACCTTCTGGATTTACAACTTTAAATCCGTTGTCTGTTTTAACGAATGTCTTAGCTATACCTTTAGCTGAGTCTAATTGTTTGATTATCATTAGTTTAGCTTCGATAAGAAATTTCATAAAGTCTACTACATTCTTTAATGTATCTGTAGCTTTTCTTATTTCAGCTAAGTGTCTTTTTAAATTATTTTTCGCTGTAGGTGTATCACCTTTGTTTTTTATCCACCAATCATTAAAATGTTTGAAGTACATTTGTACTACTTTTCCCGAAGCGGGTAGTGTCTTACCAGCTCTTGTATATGTATTTAAATAAGTTTTAAAACTAGCACCAACAGCTGAACTACCTAGACTGTCATTCCATCTCATAAATTTATTAAACTTACCTGAATTAATTCTTTGAAATTGTTTACCAGCATTAGATAATAGTTTAGTTACTTTTACTGTATCTGTTGCTGTGAATGTAGCTCTACCTGATACATCTCTAAATGTAGCATCATCTTGCCATACAGTAGATGAACCACCTGGTATCTTAGCTCCGAATGATGCTTTCAAATTTTCTATCGAATCACCTTTATATGTCGTGTGCCAAACAATTCCAACTTTAGCGTTGTTTATTTCTTTACCTATTTTAGAATTCGTGGGTACAGCATACATAATTGTATTTGGTGTAAAGACATAATGTGATTCTCCATCAATGTCTTTTGTAGTTACATCATCTGTAAACATTAAATCACCTTGTAGTATTTCAGTCATTTTTAGTTTCGGAAACTCTGCTAGACAAACTTTTAATTTAGCTGCTAACTCACCACTCTTATCAGCATCAATGTCTTCGTCGCTATGATAGTAAGCACCCTCAGCGTTTCTCTTACGAAATAAACTCTTAGTAGCTACAAAGAATTTACCTGTCTCTGGGTGTGGTCCAGCGAATACTGCTGGTGCACCATCCCATTTAACTGTTACATTTAATTTTGATGATGAACCACTTTTGAACATATCTCTTAATGACTGTAGAAACTGTATTGAACTACGACCACCAGCAATACCAAAGTTTAGAATTTCATCTTCTAGATGTTCTAAGTGTAAATTCTTACCGGCTGCTTCTGTTAAAAATTCCATTACT